GAACTGCTCGGCTATCAGTTCGTAGGCATCGGCTGTGGCAAGAGCATTCTCTTGGGCTGCTTTGTATTGCTCTTGTGCCGAGCGTGCATCGAGAAATGTGCTCTCTATTGTGCGGGCGAGGCTGTTCTCTTTCTCCGACTACCCCTCCACGCGTCGGAAGATCGAAAAGCTCCTCAGCGACCTGCAAGCGGGCATTACGGCTGTCATCGTCGACGGCATACGCAGCGAATGGACGCTCTCGAACGAAAAGAACGACGAACTGGCCCGACAGGTGTTCGGCGGCGAGGGCGCCGACAAACTGACAAAAGAGCAGGAACGGCGTTATTTCGGCCGGGGCGGCGAGGCCCGCGACGCATTCATCAAGCGGAAGGAGGGCGGCCTCGGCCTCTCGGACAGGGTTTGGCGCTACACAAACCAGTTCAAAGACGAGATAGAACTCGGACTCGACCTCGGCATCCGGTCCGGCCGCTCGGCCGACGAGCTGAGCCGCGACCTGCGCTCCTACCTCCAACACCCCGACAAACTCTTTCGCCGCGTCCGCGACGAGCACGGCCAGCTCGTCCTTTCCCGTCGCGCCAAGGCTTACCACCCCGGGCGCGGCGTCTACCGCTCGTCCTACAAGAACGCCCGGCGCCTCGCCGCCACTGAAACCAACATCGCCTATATGACAGCCGACTATGAGCGTTGGCAGCAGCTTGACTTCGTTGTCGGCATTGAAATCAAACTGTCGAACAACCACACGCTCAACGGTATGTCGTTTACCGACATCTGCGACAAGCTGAAAGGTCGTTACCCCAAAGACTTCAAGTTCACCGGCTGGCACCCCCTCTGCCGCTGCCACGTCGTCACCATCCTCAAAACCGAGGGGGAACTCGCCGCCGACGCCCGCCGCATCCTAGCCGGTGAAGAGCCATCCGGCGACAGCGCGAACCGCGTCACCGACGTCCCGCCGGGCTTCAAGCAGTGGGTGGACAGCAACGCCGGGCGCATAGCCGGGGCAGCCAGCCGGGGTACGCTCCCGTACTTTATCCGAGACAACCATCGTACCGCCATCACTACCTACGCCCGCTACAAGACAGATGAGGACTACATGAATGTTGCTCTCAATTACCTCACATGGGGTGTCAAGGCCACACACAGAGACCACAACTTCGACAAACGAAAGGGATGGTATGAGACCGCTGTGCAAGATGCGGGTTACGACACCGGTCATAGGGTCATTCTCGACAAGGAAGACCATACACGTATGAAAGTACGTAACACGGAGGGAACTTGGGACGGGATGAAGTTCGAGATTGCGGCCGCAGAAACCGGAACGTCTAATAACATCCGTAACGCCTTGAAGCACTGTGCCAGCAAACCGGACTGCGAAGTGGCTATCATATTCGTTACAGACGATATAGGGAAAGCGGATATACGCTATGGGCTTGCAAAATACAATGGATTAAGGGGTAATAGGCAGTGGAGGCAATTCAAGGCCATATATGCGGTAGATAAGAATGGGAATATAAAACATCTGCCGCCAATCAGCGAAGATTGACGGCAGGGGAACGGGGGACGTGTCCCTTTCGGGATTAAACGCTCCCCCCGCATGGCAAAGGTAGTGACTTTTTTCTAATCAAGGTTCATTCTGACCTTGGTTTTTCCGCGCTTTCCGAAACAGGACGTGTTTGGATATGACGCATAAGCGGGTCGCCTTTGGATGAGCCTCGTCGATGTTTGAAGCCCACAGGGATTCAAGCCGACAGCCAATCTCGGACGCATCGAACATTTCAAAGATGGCCGCAAGCGAGCCAAAATAGAACTCTGTGCTACCACCATCTTTGGGGTGGAAAAACTGCACTTTTATCAGGGACGCAGCGGAAAGTGTAGTTAATTTCTTCATTTTTTGTCTCTCGTTGTCTTAATTTGCGCAGATGGAGAAGTCTCACATTGTAGGTAAATCGTCCGCCTGCGTTGTTTATTTACGTTATTCCTTTCGATAGTTAAAGATTGTGCCATCATCATAGCTTGCGGTCAGGCCAGCCAAATCCTCGTTTCGGTAAGGCTTGCCGCTCGGCAGACAGACAGGGTACAGTTCCACATGCAATGGCACACACCAAAGCGCGATACCTCACTCTTGATGTCGGAGAACCAAACGTTGGAGGGTGTCTTTTTCTCTCCGCCGCAGTCGAAATACAGGCCAGCGATCTTAATAGGATTGCGGACAAGGTTGTCGACGGTCATTGTGGCATTGTAACGATTGATTTTCCGTGCTGCATCCTCGCCAAAGATGGAAATAACGAGCCTTATTGCTTCCAAATCACCGTCCCACGCGATGCAGCATTCATGGTTGTTGTATTCGTACACATATACCTCCTGCGGGTCGCATTCGGCTTTGATTTTCGCGTCTATGCCATCGTAGAACTCGAACAGGCGTTTTGCACCGTCTTTTGTACCGAAGCCGCCAGCACCGACGCGCACGAGCTTCTCGCCCTCGGCCAATGGACGGATGGACTTCAATCCCTCGGCGAACTGTTCGTTGGAAAAGGCGAAGAATACATCGAATTGCTTCATATCGACGTTGGACTGTTCGTCTTTAAGCTCGAGGTAACGTTTGAGGGTCTTTGCGTTTCTGTATTCCAAGACACCGTCATTATCCCAGTTGGGGGCAAATTCAAATTCAGCATTCATTGTTGTTGTGGAATTTATTGTTAGACATTTGTTAATTCACAGATTGCCACACGGAAGCCAGCGCGGACAAGTTTCGGGAGCTGGTAGTCAAGTTCCGACATCGGGAAGCTCGCGGAAACTAAACAGTCGATACCGATGACCGTATTCGGGTTGAGAGGTAGGCCGAGACAGAAATGTGCGACGTGAGCGTCTTGACCAAGCATTGTGTAGCAATTATCACGGCGGAAAAGGATAACCGTATCTGGGTGCTTCTCCCGTATGCGTTGGATGTATTTGTTTTTATCAGTTTCCATAGACTTAAAAATTTGCTTTAAGTTTTAACTGCCGCAGGACTTCTTTCAGCTCGCTGTCGGTGTACTTCATTGCGATTTCCTTAGAAACGCAGTTGTGGGTGGCGGCGATTTGTATCGCGCGTTCTCTTGAAACCCTTGGGAGTGTTCTAAATGCCCTCATAATAATTCCTCCTGATTATTTGACGTAAAACGAAACTTGAAGACCGCGACGGAGCTTGCAGACACATTTGTCGAGCAGGCAGTTGAAAGCGCGTTTGAGCAGCTTGTTGAGCATCTCAACACCAACGAGGGCGACAATGCCAGCGACACCGACGAGCTTGTTAATTTTACGGCCCTCGTTGTCAACGCCGTAAACCTTAATACGGAAGTTGCGGTTGATGCAACTTGTCGTGTAATTCAAAACGCTATTCTTTTTCATATCAGTTATATTTTGCTGTTGAAGTGTTTATTTCGTAATCATACCGCAAAAGTAGTGCGTTATTTTTACATAACAAAATAAATTCGCAGTTTTTCTAAACTTTTTTATTGATTTCAGATTGGCGGTTGGATTTTAATGATAGAGATGGCAAAATAAAAATTGCGAAAATTCACTTATAATATAATCATTTGAGCGGAAATCCGTTATCTTTGCATAAACTAATTAGTTGACATTATGAGAAAAGAGTTATTTGATGCGTTGAAAGCCAAATTTCCGGGGGTCAACGCTAACGTGCTGAACAGGATTGCCGAGAAGCTCGCCAAGACTGTCACGACCGACGAACAGGTTACAACTGCCGTCGCAGGGGTAACACAGGAGTTTATCGAAATCATCGAGAGCTACGGCGACAGCCGAGCGACCGAAGCCCAACAGACAGCCGTACACAACTACGAAACGAGGCACGGTTTGAAAGACGGGCAGAAAATCGACGCTAACGGGGGTGCGGCAGGACAGGCTGGCAGCGGCACAACCGTACAGCAGCAAAGCGCAGGGGGCGCACCGGAGCAAGTCCCGGCTTGGGCGCAGGCACTCATCGACAGCAACAAGAAGCTGAACGACCGCCTCGACAAGATGGACGGCGAGCGCACGACTGCAACCCGCAGGCAGCAACTTTCAACGATCATCGAAAAGTTGCCTGAGAACCTCCGCAAGGCTTACGAGCGGACACCCGTTGAGGGTTTGACCGACGAGCAGTTCAACGCCCTTGTCGGGGAAATCACTACCGAGGTGAACGGCATAGTCAGCGGAGTACAGGCAAAAGGGGCTGTATTCGGAAAGCCGACCGTAACTGGCGGCACAGGTAACCAAGGGGGCGAGTTGACCAAGGAGCAGCAGGAAGCCATCGCACACCGCGACGGCGCCCGTTCTGACGGACAGCCGTTCTAAGTCAAACAACAAAAAAAGGAGAAGAAAATGGGAATGACAGTAAGGAGACGCAAGGACACGCGCACGCCGCGTGTCTTCATGCACAAGGTGGCCGACATCCGTGGCGGCGTCTCGGTGAAGGTCTCTGAGCTCGGCGGCGACTGGCTGCCCGAGGGTGCGGTGCTCAGCGCGCCAGACGCGGGCGGCATCTGCCACGTGGTGAAGATTGCCGTCGTGGCCGCCGTCGTGGAAGAGAGCGGGACGGCCATCAAGGTCAAAAAGCTGCACAATTTCAAGGTGGGCGACTACGTCATGGCTGGGGAGGGCGGCGTGGCCTATGCCATCACGGCCATCGACACGGCCGGGAGCAAGGATTACGACACGCTGACCGTGGGCACGACGCTCGGCGCGCTCTCGCAGGGCGACTTCCTCATGGAGGCCGCCGCCGAAAGCTCCGCGACGACGTCGGCGTTGAAACACGTCCCGCTGGCCCTTGTGGGCACGGGCAAGCCTGTCATCGAGGGCACGAACCTCGACACGGACGCCTGGGTGATCGGAGTGACGAAAGGCAACCCGCTGCCCCAGTGCGTGGCTGAGCACCTGAAGGGTATCATCAATTATTAACGCATACGCACACTTATGGCAACGATAGTAAACACACTCATCCACGGGCTGACGCACCAGATGGTGCAGGCCCGCCTGAACACGGCCGACGCCAAGCCGTTCCTCTACGCCACGTATTTCCCCGTGAAGCGTGTGAACGGTTTTATCTGGCGCACGCTCTCGAACCAGCTCGAACGCCGCAACGTGGCCGCCGACCTGCACACGGACAACGGCACCATCATCCGCAAGCGGCGCCCGGTGTTCGAGAGCGCCAAGGGCGACATCCCGTTCATCAGCATCTCGCGCGAGATGAGCCGTTCTGAAATCAAGGACTACCAGACGGCCCTTGCCTTTGCCAGCGACGACGACGCCACGCGGCTCGTCGAGTGGTGGGGTGAGGACGTCGACTTCTGTTTCAACGGCGTCAACGCCGAGGAGGAGTTCGTGGCGTGGAAGCTGGCCTCGAACGCTGGGAAACTGGCGTTCACGACCACGACGAACGCCACCTACGCCAACGAGTTCGACCTGGACTACGACGTCGACCCCGAGGCCAAGGTCAAGACAACGGTCGACTGGGCCCAGAAAGACACGGCCGACATCATCGGCGACCTGCGCACGCTGGTCAAGCTGGCCAAGGACCGCGGGCTGAACCCGAAGTTCGCCTTTGTGAACCTCGACGAGTTCTACAAGATCGCCTCCGCCGAGCAGGTCATCAAGGCCTGCGCCTCGTTCGCCTCGAACGCGCTGGGCATCTCGCAGACACCCGACCTCACGCAGGTCAACCAAATGCTGGCGCGGCAGGCGTGGCTCAACGGCTTGCAGCTGCGGGTCATCGACCAGACCATCACCCGTGAGTTCACGGACGGCTCGCAGACCTCGGGCAACCCATTCGAGGACAGCCGCATGGTCATCTCCGAGACGGAGCGCCTCGGCACGACGCAGTACGACATCCTGCAAGAGGACGACGAGCTCATCCTCAGGGCCGAGCGGGCGCACATCGTGGTGAAGAAGTACGGCACGGTCGAGCCCAAGAGCGAGGTGACCATCGGGCAGGCCGACGCCATCCCCGTCTTCGACACGGCCTACCGCAACCTCTACGTGCGCACCGACGCCCAGGACTGGGAATAAAATGACAAGACGACAACCCTAACGACCGACGCACCATGGAGCAGACCATCATCGAAGCCCTCAGGGGCGTGAACGCCTATCCCGTCCCGCCCCGCACGCTCGCCGCCGTGGCCCGCAGGCGGGGCGTGGAGCTCGACGCCGAAGCCACTCGGGAGGTGTTGGCGGGACGGGCGTTCAACCTCGCCCGGGCCGACCTGCTGATGTGGCTTTCCGCCGCGCCCGACGTCTCGCAGGGCGGACAGAGCTATTCGTTTACGGACGAACAGCGCCGCCAGTTCCGGGCCCGGGCCGCCGGCCTGTACGCCGACTTCGGGGCGGAGGGCGAGGCCGGGGCGCCGAAGCCCCTCTACGGATACAAAGGATCGAGGCTATGATCATCCCCAACGGCACCATCCAAGTGAAGCGGAAGACCGCCGGGGGCATCGACCCCGCGACGGGCTACCCCGTGGCCTCGACGGCCGAGTGGGGCGAGCCCGTGCCCTGCCAGTGGGCGGCCAACAAGTTCGACCGCCTCGGGCGGGTCAACGGCGAGCACTTCACGGTGGCCAGCTTCTCCGTGCTCATCGAGTGGCGGCCGCTCGGGGGCGTGGAGCAGGTCAGGCTCAGGGACCTGTCGGGGCGCGAGCTGGGTGAGTTCTCCATCATGTCGGTGGAGCCCTTGGAGGCCGTCGGTCAGTTGAGGATAATGGTATAACCCGACGAAAGCGCCATGCCCATCCGCCAGACCCCCCCCGAAAGAGAGATAGAGGCCCAGCTCATCGCCGAGTTCGAGCGCCTGCGCCGAGCCGTTGTCCGCCAGCTCATGGTGGCCGGCGAGCGGGTGAGGAACGAGGCCGTGGCGCGCGGCTCATACCGTGACCGGACGGGCAACCTGCGCCACAGCGTGGGCTACGTCGTGCTCGTCGACGGGCGCGTGGCCTCCGAGGCCTTCGACGGCGGCGAGGGCGGGGCGGAGGGCCGGCGGCTGTCCTTGGAGGTGGCGCGGCGGTTCCCGCGGGGCGCGGTGCTCGTCGTGGTGGCCGGGATGCGCTACGCCTCCTACGTCGCCGCCCGGGGCTACGACGTGCTCGACAGCGCCGAGCTCATGGCCGAGCGCATCGTTCCGGAGCTGCTCGGGGAATTGAAGAAGAAGTGAAACCATCAAACGGACGCACACAGCCATGACGACGAAAGCATCGCTCACCTCGCGCCAAGTTCAGGGCGAGGTCTACCGCCTGCTCCTCCTGAGCCCGCTCGCCGGGGCACTCTCGGGCGGGGTCTACCGCGCCGGGCTCCGTCCGCGCGACAGCCGCTTGGAGGACGCCGTGGTCGTCTTCACCACGGGGCTCGCCGGCGAGGTCGAGACGGGCGTGGTGACCATCAACGTCTACGTCCCCGACATCGACCCCCGCGCCGACGGCGTGTGGGTGGAGGACGTTAGGCGCACCGAGCAGGTCGAACGGCTGGCCGCGGAGTGGGCGGCCTCGCTC